AGAGGACTCCGATGCCGGGGGGTCTTTTTTATATCTCCGCAAGTTTTGAGGTCTATTTCCGCAAGTGCGGGTTATGAGGTGATTATATGAAATGGAATAGATGGATTAGATTGCTAACTATTATTTCCAGGATTCGGAATATTGTTTCTTATGGAATATTAAAAAATTTTCTATGCTTTATTGAGGGGAAACTTGAATCCTATATGATGAAAATAGAACCTGGCAGAAAAGTCCTAAACAGGAAAATAGGAGATATCAAATGAATGGTGAATCTGTAACGATTACGCGCGAGACATATTTTATTAGATCCTCCTAGTCTTCCAGATAAAACAATACGATTTTATAATTTTAATTTGAAGGGAAATAAATGAGTTTAAATAAGCGTGGTCCACAGCCACAATCTAAAGAATTAAAACAGCTAAGAGGCAACCCAGGGAAACGCGCGTTGCCTGATTCTCCGTCAAGCGATCCTGATGTGCCGGTGTGCCCGGATGATTTATTGGATATAAAATCTATATGGGATGAATACGGTGACGTTCTTAAAAATATGGGTGTGCTGCAAAAATCAGACGGTATCATGTGGGACGCTCTCTGGCGCACCTGGGCAAAATATAAAGAGATTGCGAATCGACGAGTAGAACTTGATGAGATGGTTGACGCTATCGGAGGAGAGGAAGATCTTGATAAGATATCTCGAATCTTAAAACTTGTTACTCGTATCGAACCTCTTGAGATTCAATATCTTAATACATTAATGCGATTGCTCGACCATTTTGGTATGAGCCCAAGTTCTCGTAGCTCGATACAAATTTCGAAACCACAAGAGGAAGACGAGTTCACGAGATTTTTGAAAGAGCAAGAAAAAATAAAAAAAGTAAAATGAAAATATGTCATTGTGTTTTAGAAGGGTCATTATGTAAACGATGTAGCGTTATCCAGTATGACAAGGAGGTGATACCTATGCCGTGCGGTGGTGGTGGAAAAAAGAAAGGATCGAAAAAGGGTGGAAAAGGGAAATAGGAGAACTAAAAAAACACCTCTTCATCCTGCTGAGCAGTATGCAAAAGATATACTCGACGAAAAGATTATTTCGTGTCGTTGGGTTAAATTAGCGTGCAAAAGATATTTTGATGATTTAGAACATGGACATGAACGCGGATTGTATTTTGACAGAGATGCTGCTCAGCATCGTTTAGACTTTTACAATTTTTGTAGACATTCTGAGGGTGAATGGGCCGGGCAGATAATTAAGCCTGAACCATGGCAACAATTTATAAAATGGAATATTTACGGATGGAAAAATCAAGATGGTACAAGAAGATTTAATTTAGCATATGAAAGTGTCGCTCGAAAAAATGGGAAAAGCACGGACAGCGCGCCAGATGGTTTATTCTTAGCGTTTTTTGATGGTGAACCAGGGGCACAAGTTTATTCTGCGGCAACAAAATATGAACAGGCTTGCATTGTGCATAGCGCCGCAATTAATATGGTTCGTAAATCACCTGATCTATCTAGACGAATTGAAATCTACAAAAATACTTTGGTATATCCGAAAGATGTTCAAAAATATGTTCCACTTGGCCAAGATTCGAGTACAGAAGATGGCTTGAATGTATATGGCGCAATTATCGACGAATATCATGCACATCCTACGGCAGGAATGTATTCGATATTAAAATCTGGTCGAGGATCAAGAAGACAATCGTTAATTTATATTATAACTACGGCAGGATTTGAAAAGAATTATCCTTGCTTCGCACTTGAGCAAAGATGTAAGCGTATTCTTTCTGGGGATGAGATAGATGATACAGTATTCGCTATTATATTTAGTTTAGATGAAAATGACGATCCAGGTGATGATTCTTTATGGATTAAGGCGAATCCTAATCTAGGAATATCGAAATATAAAAAGACAATGATTGATGATTATCGAGAAGCAAAATCGATACCTCATTTAATGAATGAATTTTTGACAAAACATTTGAATATGTGGACCGAATCGCAAACACAATGGATTAGTTCAGAGGTTTGGTCTAAAAATTGTGATATTGTCAATGAAGAAAGCTTGAGAGGAAGAAAATGTTATATAGGCATGGACCTTTCGGCAAATTGTGATTTAACTGCTATCGTGTATTGTTTTCCTCCTACTACTAATTCAGAAAAATATCAATTTATATTCAAATTCTATTTACCACAAGATAATATGATGGATCGAGAGAAAAAGGAAAAAGTTCCATATACTTTATGGGTAAAACAGGGTTGGATAACAACGACGCCGGGTGATATTATCGATCTTGAATATATTCGCGCGGATATCAATGCAGATTCAAAAAAATATGACATACAAGAAATACATTTTGACCCTGCGTTGTCGAGGGATATTATACCAAGACTTATCGAGGATGGTTTTGATTGTATAGAATTTAGGCAAGGATTTTTGTCAATGGCCCCTGCGGTAAAGGGGTTTGAACTTGCGATACTGAAGGGTGATCTGGCGACAAATAATAACCCGGTTATGAATTGGATGGTATCTAACACTGAGACTAAAACGGATGCTGCCGGTTGCTCGAAGTTTGTAAAACCTGATAGGATGAGAACTGGGAAACATATCGACGGCGTCGTTGCTGCTGCAATGGCTTATTTTAGAGCTGCGCAGTCGGTTAAAAAAGATTCGATTTATGAAAATCGAGGAGTTTTATTCTTCTAGCTATTGTGTTATTCGATATAGTATGATATTATATACATGTCCAACGTCGTGAGACGTAGGGGGTTTCGTGGGATTCCTAGATCGCCTCAAAAAGAGAACCATCCGCAACATAAGCATTAGCGACATTGATAAGACTATGGATGCTATGATAGGCGGTGGATCAAGCGGATATCTGACCGATACGGCGGCTTTGAACCTTGCGACTGTTTTTCAAGCGGCGACACACCGGACTAATTACATGGCTATGCCGTCGCTTATTACTTATTACCGAGATTCTGAAAACAATAAAGAAAAGTTTCGCGGTTCCCCTATTTACACACTTTTGCATGATAAACCTAATCCTCTCATGACATCTTTCTCATGGCGCGCATCGATGGAATTACATGCCATATTTTATGGTGGTGGATTTTCATGGATTGAGCGCGATACGTTAAATCGTCCGATTGCTTTATGGCTAAAAGATGGGAATCGGATGCGGCCAGAACTTTACGAGAATGGTAAACGATTGCGATGGATTTATCGACAATCTGACGGATCCGAAATAAAATATAATGATGAAGATATACTACATATCCCAAGTTTAGCCTTTGACGGGATAACCGGTGAAGGCGTTATAAAACTGGCCGCTAAATCTCTTTCACTTTCTTCACAGACTGAGGAATTCGGTAAAAAGTTTTACGAAAATGGATTGAAAGCAGGCGGCGTTTTAAGCACACCGGTATCATTGAGTGATGATGCAATTAAACGATTAAAAGCTTCGCTTGATGAACGATCAAAACCAGAAAATGCGTATAAGACGCTCATCCTTGAGGATGGGATGACCTGGAATAAAATCCAGTTTTCTCCGGAAGAAGCGCAATTCCTTTCTACCAGACAATTCCAGGATGTTGAAATAGCTCGCTGGTTTAATCTTCCTCTGCGAATGTTGCGAATGAATGATGCTTCAGGGCTTCGGAATGTTGAGCAAATAACTATCGAATTCATTCAAACGACTATGCTTCCTCGATATCTGGCTTGGGAACAAGAATTAAACACGAAATTATTTGGCGCAGGAGCGTCTCGCTTTGTTGAATTTAACATTGATTCGCTATTGCGCGGAGATAGCAAGACCCGTGCGGACGTACATCATATCATGAGATTAGATGGGATAATTAACGCCGATGAATGGCGTACAAGTGAAAATATGAACCCAATTGGTGGAGATAAGGGCGCTGAATTCTGGGGACAACCTAATTTAGCTGCAAATAAATCAAATACGGAAGATAAACCGAAAGAAGAACCAGCGCCAGACGAAGAACCCGCGCCGGATGAGGGGGGCGATGATGGAAGCGCGTAAACTTGACAAAATGAAACGCGAAGATTTGACTTTTGAAATTCGAGAAATGAAAACCGTTGACGATGGCGCTATACGTGTCTCTGGATATGCGTCCGTTTTTGATAAGCCTTCAGAAAATCTTGGCGGATTTGTTGAGAGAATAAAACGTGGCGCATTTACTGAAACATTGAAAGAAAATAGGTCTGACCCTCGTCTTCTCTGGGATCATAATAGTCAATATGTTCTTGGTCGTCGGTCTGCTGGGACCTTGTCGCTTGTTGAGGATGAAAAGGGGCTTGCTTTTGAGGCGACACTTCCAGACACATCATATGCGCGTGATTTGAAAGTTTTAATGGAACGTGGCGACGTTCGTGAAATGAGTTTCGGATTTAACGTATTACGAGATGAATGGGAAGATTTAGATAAACCTGTTTTGAAACGAAATGTTTTGGAAGTTCGATTAATCGAAATCAGCATCGTGTCGTTTCCAGCATATCCGCAAACGTCGGTAAAATTAAGGGATTTCGCCGGAGCGGAAACGCTATCGGAAGAAAATATCGTAAAAGTCGAGGAGTTCATACGATCATTGATGGTTCCCGCCGTGGAGGCAGAACCGAAGGAAGAGCCCGCCGCGAAAGCAGCTAATCCTGAATGGATACGCGCATGTATGGACGCTGATTGTGTATTAGCAGGTATCCCGCTGAATCAGGGAAATTAAATTAGGGGTATAACATGAGTATTAGAGTTGACAATTTGAAAACGGAGATCAAGGGCCTCCTTGAATCTATCCAGGTATTGCGATCGAAATCAAAAGTTGAAGAGTCTGACGCGGAAACACTCAGAACCTATCTCGGTAAAATCACCGATGCGCAGACTAAACTTGCTGATGAGGAGCTTGCGGATAAAGTAGAAGCAGATTTTAGCCGATCCGCACATCCAGAAATGCGGGGCGGAGAAATCCATGAAGAGCAAAAAGTACCAGTCGGTAAATTTTTGCAGGCCGTAGCGTCAATTAACGGAGTTTCTCGGGCGATGCCTCTTTCTGAAGCTCGTTCGATTCTTGAGACTCGCGCTCCGTCTGGCATGAGCGAAGCGGTTCCTTCTGACGGTGGATTCCTTGTCGGTCAGCAAAATGGTGCACTTCTTGCTGATCGCGTTTGGGACCCGGCGAATGTAGTTGGACTTTGCAAGCGCGTTCCAATTTCTGGCCCATTTGATGGGCTAAAATTCCCGGTAATCGACGAAACCTCGCGAGCTGACGGTTATCGTTCTGGATCTGTTTTGGCTTATTGGAAAAATGAAGCCGCATCCACAACGTCGAGTAAACCGAAGATTGGCGAAGAGACTTTGAATCTTGAAAAGCTTTTTGCACTTTGCTATGCGACTTCTGAACTTTTGCAGGATGCTACGGCGCTTGAGGCTTTTATCACCGCTGAATTTGCTAAAGAAATGAAATTTAAACTTGCCGATGCCTTGTTTAATGGAACCGGCGCAGGGCAGCCTCTTGGAATTCTTAATGCTCCTTGCACTGTGCAGGTTGCTAAAGAAACCGGGCAGAGTGCTCGAACGATTTCTTTTGAGAACATCGTGAACATGTATGCGCAGCTTTTTTCCGGCTCAAATTTTAGTTCAACTCGGTGGGTAATGAACCGGTCTTGCATACCTCAGCTTATGTCTCTCGCTGTAAAAGTTGGAACCGCTGGATATCCTCTTTTCATCCCTGGTAATTCTTTGTCTGGTACTCCAAACGGTACGCTTCTCGGCGTTCCAATCGAGTATATTGAACAGGCTCAGACGCTAGGAACTGCCGGAGATATTTATCTTGCAGATTTTAGCCAGTATTTGATTATTGATAAAGCGGGAATACAGGGTGCATCTTCAATGCACGTAAATTTCTTGACTGACGAAACAGCATTTAGGTTTACCATGCGAGTTAATGGCCAGCCGTTATGGAAAAAATCCGTAACTCCATTTAAGGATGCCAGTACGTCTCGCCCGGTATCTCCGTTTATAGCTCTCGCGGTTCGGGCATAAGGAGCAAGAACATGAAAGGTTTTAATATTGCTGAAGAGGGCCATGTCGCTATTGCAAAATACCCGGCGACTTCTAATGGCGTTACCACGCTTGATGCGGTCAACATGGAAGGCTATTCACACATTTCTATGATTATGATTTCCGGAGCTGCGGCAGGAACCGATATGACGGCGACTGTCTACGCTTCGACCGATGCAAGCGCGACAAGCGCTGAGTTGGTAGCATTTAATTATTATCAGGAAACCACGGCTTCTACTGATGTTCTTGGTGCTCGGACGCTTAATTCAACTACCGCACTCACTTTCGACAATTCTGCTACGACTAATATCTTTGCGGTAATCGAACTTGACGCCTCCGAGCTTCCTGATGGTCATAATTGGGTTAATTTGACTTTGACTGACTCGGCTAATGCAACTAATATAATTTGTTGCGTATATGTACTTTCGGGCGCGCGTTATGCTGGTCCTGAATCGCCGACGGTGATTGCGTAATGAAAAAAATGCTTCCTCCTCAGGTTAATAAGGGGAGGAAGTGTCGATTTATTTTGATAAATAGTAAACCAATTATGGTTGATCCTATTAGGATACAAGATCAAATCGAGCGGGCTGTAATTAGCCCAGAGGAAATACGAAATGGGTGGAATAAGTAGCAAAATGTTGCAGACACCTACCGGCGATGTCCTGGTATTCCATGACAACGCATCTGAAGCGTCATGGGTTGACGCTATTGGGCGCGATGTACGGAAATGGGAACTCCGGTATGGTTCAGATTTCACAACCGCTTGCGAGTATACTGTCACCGTGATTGGCGCTGATACTATCGTCCAGGGTGTAACGGCCGGTGCGCGAGCGTTGATTACCACGGCGGCTGTTGAAAACAGCGGAGCGAATGTTCAGGTTGTCGGAACTCCTTTCCAGCTTGCTAGCGGAAAGAAGTGTTATTTCGGGGCTAAATTGACCTTTAATACGGCGGATGGGAACGACTTCTTTGTTGGGCTCGCGTCTACCGATACGGCGCTGATTGCTGCACACGCGATTGACGTTGCGGCTTCGGCTGTCGGATGGTACGCTCTTTCGAGCACCGCGCTTGTGGCCTATAATGAAATCCACGCGAATAGTGTGACGACAACGGCGACCCCGGTGCTTGATACGTCGGCGCATGTTTTTGAGTTCCTGTACGACGGAACGAACCTGAACTTCTATTTGGATCATGCTCTCGTCGCGCAACATACCACGTATGTGCCTACCGTGGTTTTGACCCCAAGTATTGTCCTACAGTCCTCCGCTACTGCGGCGGCGGAAACCTGCAAGATTGATTGGATGCGCTGCATCCAGTTGCCGTAAGGAGGCCGGAGATGAGCATACTTTCTAAATTCGTCAACGGTAATCAGGTCTATTACGACGACTACGATTATCGGTGGGTTAGGGCAATCGGGCCGGATGTTCGGTCGTGGGAAATGAGGCTTGGAACCGATTTCACTACGGCTTGCGAATATACCGTGACCGCGGTCAATACGGGTGGCGGTACGTCTACCATCGCTCAGGGGATCACGGCCGGAATCAGGGCTATCATAACGACTGATGACGCCGACAATGACGCAATCAATGCGCAGGTCGTCGGTACGCCGTTCCAGCTCGCGTCAGGGCATCCGCTGTATTTCGGTTGGAAGGGAACTATCAACGAAGCTACCCAGTCAGACCTTTTAGTTGGACTGGCAACGAAAGATACAACCCTGATCGCGGCGCATGCGCTGAATCTTGCTGATGATGGAGTCTATTTCTACAAGCTCGACAACACCGTCGTTATTTATGGCGCGGCCGAAAAAACGGGAACGGTCGGGACAGTAACGTGCGCTACTTCGATGGATACCTCGGCGCATATCTATGAGTTCTTCTACGATGGCGTCGGGGCGATAAGTTATTATTTCGACGGTTCTGAAGTCGGGAAAATTACCGCTGGATATCCTACGGTTGTTCTTTCGCCTTCGCTTTTCTTTGCTACCGGATCGGCGGCCGTCAAGACGTGTACGACCGAGTGGATGCGAGTTATTCAGCTTTAAGGAGATGGGGCAATGGACACAAGAGAGATCGTAAATCAATATGATTCGGGGGATGCCCAAAGCCCCGTCTACCTTGACGGTTACGTTCAAGAGTTTCGGAGCATCCAGCTTGAACCAATCGTGACTGGAGTTGGATATGTTCAAGCAACTGCATCTTGTCGACAGGATGTTGATGATGGGCATGCTGGTTGGGTTACGTGGCCTGCCGGTGCTATCTCGGCAGTGACTCAGGATACGGTCAACCCGGCCATTACGGCAATACGAGTTTATCGCACTTCGGGGAATCTTAAACTTACCGTGAGGCTTGTATGAAGATTTGGGGAAGCTCTGGCCAGCGCATAAAGTTCACGGACGAAGGCGGTCTCGCCGTCCAGTATTACAATAAGACGGGAACTGCCTCGATCAAAGGATACTGCGTTACGGCTGATGGAACGACCAAGGATGCGGTTAAGTTAGTCCCGGTACAGGAACCTTCATGCATCGGCGTTTTTCTTGATTCTGGCGTGCCAGATGGTGAGTTTGCTTGGGTAGTAGTGTCCGGGAGGGCTTATGCCTATTTTTGGGATAGTACGGTCATGGGGTATCTTGCGCGCACGGGGTTGACCGCGGACACGGGCGAGACGGCTGGCATGGCGATGTCGGAAGCTGTTCCTACTTCGCCGTTTGATGTTGACAAGCATTTCTGTGAAATAGGGCATTGTCTGGAAACGAGAACAGGCGCGGGGCTTGCGCTTGTTAATCTTCACTTCAATTAGAGGAAGCCATGGGCTTAGTTCAGAGCGTTGCACCGACAATCGAACCAATTACTCTCGCAGAAGCAAAAGCACATCTTCGCCTAGACACTGGCACGTTTGCGGATGAAATAGCTTCGTCGGTTTGTCTTGCACCTGATGCTTATGTAGTTACCCCGGCGTATGGGATTGTTGGTACTGGTGTCGACGTTCTTAACAAATCTGCGCTTATGCAAATTTCTGTAGGAACTGTCGCAGCCGGTGGAACGCTTGACGCAAAAATTCAAGAATCGACAAATAATTCGACGTGGACTGATTTGACAGGTGGAGCATTTACTCAAATCACAGCAGCGGGGACATATGAAAAACAGTATACCGGGATAAAACAATACATCCGTGTTGTTTGTACTATTGCTGTCGCAAATATAGATTTTGGGGCGTCAGTGATAACTGGGAACTATATGACAGCGGATGATACCTATATCACAACACTAATAACAACGGCACGGATTATTTGCGAGACAATACAACGTCGATCAACAATAAATCGGACGTATGAATATACGCTTGATTGTTGGCCTACTAGCAATGTGATAGATTTACCAATGCCCCCAGTTGTATCTGTTGCATCGATTGTTTATACCGATGTGAATAACACAAACACAATATGGAACGCAACAGAATATCAAGTAGATTCTACTGGATTTATCGGAAGGATTATGCCTGCATATGGATATTCGTGGCCAGCCACTATTTTACGAAGTATGTCAGGAATAAAAATAACTTATATCTCTGGATGTGGCGCAACTGCTGCGACTGTACCGAGTGATATAAAACATGCCATGTTATTATTGATCGGTGAATTGTATGAGAATAGGGAAGATACAGATTCGATAGAAAAAATAAAGGTGCCTTGGAGTGTCGAGTGTTTGCTCGGATTTAATAAGGTTCGGTATATATGAGAGCTGGTAGATTGCGACATAGAATTGATATTTATCTTCCGACTAAATCTTCAGGCGTTTCGAGCACTGAGACGTTGAATTATTTTGGTACATTTTGGTGCGCAATAGAACCAATGAGCGGAAAAGAATTCCAGGCGCTTGGAGGTACGACAAATTCTTTGACGACTAAAATAACAATGCGTTATGTCAACAATTTGACAGAAGCTCATATTGCCATATACAAGGGTCGAAGATTCAAATTTCAACAAATTATAAATAAGGAAGAACTTAATAGAGAATTGCAAATTATTGCAGAGGAGGTTATAGCGTGACGTTGATTTTTGATGAAGACGAACAAGGTTCAATTGGATATAAGGAAATTGAATTAACTACAATGAGTCAATTTTCTTTTAATACCTCACTTAATCCTCGGGATAAGGTCCTTGATTTTTCTTTGACAATAACCGGATCAAATCCAAAGATAAAGGTTGTTGATTAATGGCGTATGTAGAAGATGCATTAAACACATTTTTATTAACTCAAACAGCAATAACCGCATATGTTGGAACTGATATTTTTCATACCGAACGGCCAGATGAATTACAGAGCGATTTTATTACGTATCAGGTTGTTACGACGAGCAACGATCCATTAGCGTTTAGCGTAACTGATACCGCGCAGCCATCTATACAAATTGATGTGTTTTCAAGAAACGATGCAAATGCAATTGCGATAGGCAATCTTTTGGTCACGGCGTTAAATGGATTAACATCAATGACAGGGTTGACATTGATTCAATCTCGCGCGCAGGGGCCCGAGGTATCGCGCGATCCAGACGATGAAGAATGGTATCATGGAATCGTTATATGGGATGTAGAATATGTCAGATAAAATAGTTTGTTTAGTCGGTTCCGGCGCTACTCGTGATTATGCACCGTTTAATAATCCCGATGTCGAGATATGGACGACTGTATCGGTATCAGCAGATTTGCCGCGAGCTGATGTGGTTTTTGAATTGCATAACAATGTATATACGAACGAATATCTCGATTCTATTCAGGCACATAAGTTTCTGAAAAATGAAAATGCATTAGTGTCTAACTCTGAACGATTTCCAATTGAAAAACTAGAAGAGGAATTTGGTAAAATATTCCCCGGCTCTATGTCGATGATTTTATCATTTGCTTATCTATGTGGGTATAAAAAGTTTGTGTTGTATGGGATAGATTTGACCGCTGATAGCGAATATGGGAAAATGCGTGAATTATTTATGTATCTAGTCGGCTATCTTCGGGCAAAGGGATGCGAAATTGAAATCACAAAAGGGTCAGGAATCAATGACACCTGTTTGACATATATGTATGATGTACCTCGGGATGATCTTGGAATAAAAACCGTAATTGAAAAAGCTAAAAGGCAATTAGAGGCAGACAAAAAAGCCTCTTATGATATAAAGTGGCGATTGGGCTATAGTGAGGGATTTATTGACGCAATAAAATATTGCGAAGGACGGAAACAATGATAACTACCGGATTTGATGTTACGATAAAACTTTTTACCGCGACTGTATGTACATGTAGTAACGATACGCTATCGTTTACTGCTGGGACTTGCACTTGTACAAAGATCCCATATATAGATACGTGCAACGTTGGTGGATCATGCGATATGATCGATTATACTGGTTTTGGCGATAAGCTTAAAAAGAATATCGCGGGATTCCCTGATTTTGAAATTACCTTTTCAGGCGGGCTTGATTTGACTGATGCACAGCAGTTGTCATTTTTTACCGCGCTAGTTTGTACCGGAACAAAAGCTCAGCGATGTGTCAGAATTTACAACGGTGGTAAAACTGAGACGTGGCGAGGGTTCATTACAGGGCATGCTCAGGGCGGAAGTGTTGGTGGAAAATCAACTTTTAGCGCAACCCTTAAGCCGACGATTTTACCGAAGATAAGCTGATGGAATTAAATCTATCTGACGGCGAGGTTTTCCTTCCGACGCTAGAGGGAAACGATAAAAGCGATTCTCCAATTAAATTTAATCTCAAATATCTAACGATCAAAGATCAATTGGAGTTAGATTATGCAGAATATTCACGCGAAGAGGAAGAACTCATAACAAAAATCTATACATACAAAAAATATGTAGAAATTTTTGTGCGAGGTGTCGCGAGTATTGAGGGATTAATTGTTAACGGAAAGCAAATAAAAACGGCAAAAGAATTCCTTGATATTCGCGGCTGCCCTGAGTGGGTAAAATCGGTGACGATTGAAGTAGCATTACGATTGAAAAAGGCGGGCGAAGTAGATATAAAAAACTAATTTGCGCCTTTGGCCTATGGTACAAAAAATACTTAGACCGAGGCGCATTTAGTGAGCTTATGGATTATTATAGGGCAAAAGATAAAAGCGAATGGCTTTTAATCAAAACACCTTATAAATTATCGAATGGAGATACGGCCTATAAAATTAGTTTTTGTGATATACCAGATATAGTTGGAACGTGGTTTTTTTGTGCTCGTAGATTTTGGAATTTGTATCGTCAATTTGGTTTGCCAAACATTGATTGGAGAAAATTAACGATACAACAAATGTCAGTTATCGAAACGTTTGATGATTGTTTTAATTCGTATAAGGAAGAAAATGCTAAGCCTTAATATTAAAGGAAATTTATCAAAACTCGGTTGGGATAAAATACCTGATATTATGGTTGATGAAATTTTAAACTTATGTCTTGATACAGCATACTCGACAGCGTATAGAATAGCGCCTGTTTTAAGCGGAGATTTTCGAGACGCGATTACAAAGCACATAAATCTTAATGAGCATTACGGATGGATTGTCGTATCTGGAAAAGAAATTCCGTATAATATGCTTGTTGAATTTGGATCTCGTCATAGATTTGCGCATCCTGTTTTTAGACCTGCCGGGCAAGCAGCAAGGAAAAAAATGAGACAGGTTATGCGAAAAGCAATAAAAGACGCTGCAATTAAAGCGAAGGCTGCATAATGGCGATAACAACTGAAGAACTAAAACTTTTAATCAAAGCAGAAACCGCCTCCGCCGTCGCAAATTTACGGCAATTTGATAGAGCATCAAAGTCAACGCAAGTTGGAGTTGATACGCTTGCAAAAGGTTTTAAAAGCTTTGGCAAAGATGCATTAGGCGCGGTTGGCGCTCCTTTAGCTGTTGGTGCTGCATTGACAAAATTAGTTGGTGTTGCTAGTGATTCGTTTAAAGCATTTGAGGAATCTCAAAAATCTTTCCAAAAATTAAATGGCGCGTTTATCGCAAGTGGCGATTCTACAGGAATAGCAGCGAGAAATTTACGAGATTATGCTGATGAATTAGAAAGCGCTTTATTTGTTGATGATGATCTTATTGTATCGTCTGCATCTTTATTAAAAGAAATAACAAATCTCGATGAGCAGGGAATTAAACAAATATTGCCATCAATAATTGATATGTCCCAGGCATTAGGTGTTGATCTTGAGACAGCAACGAAGACCGTGGCTCAAACAATAGCAGGCGGTAAAGATGGATTAAAAAAATATGGTATTGAAATAGATAAAGATGCTTCATTAACGGAAAAATTAGATCAGGTAACAAAGGGTCTTGATTCACGATTCGGCGGTATTGCTAAAACTATGGCGACTGATGGCCTAGCGGCGTTCCGTGATCTTGGGGTGCAGACGAACGACTATATGAAAATAATTGGTGAAGGCGTGGCAAACGCTCTTGAACCATTTGCTAAAGGATTAGCTACCATATTAAAAAATGCGAATGATGCAGCGGCAGCAATAAAGGCAATGAAAGAGGTCGAGGCTGGTAAATCACAAGACTATGCAAAAGCAATTAGCGCGGCAAAAGAACGATTAAAATTAGCGCAATATGAACTTGAGGTTATGGGTTTTAGCGCTGAAATGGAAACCGAGGAGATTAAAAAATTAAAAGAAAATATCAGAATGTGGACCTATGCACAATCAATGAAAGAGCGCGGTGCAAAAGAATTAAGTGACGCAGAACGAAAAAAAATGGAAGCTGCTGCTAAGGCTGCTGAGGAAGAGGATGCATATGCTGAGAAATATAAGAAAGTCCATGGAGAACTTGCAAATGTAATAGAAGGTGAAAAATCAGATTATCAAAAAATATATGAGAAAATACAAGCGATCAATAGTATTAAATGGAAAAACGACGACAAGAAAGAAGCGGCTGACGCCGTAAATATCTTGAAGGATAATCTAGCAGAGGCAGAGCAGAAATTTATTGATGCATATGATCCAGCTAAAAAATTAGCATATGCGGTAATGATGATGGGGAGCGCATCGCCCGAGGCCGCGATTGATGCGTACGAACGTCTTGCGGAAGCTGCCGATATCGCAACAGAGTCAACAGAAAAATTAACCGATGCACAGAAATCACAGAACGCACATGAGGCAACTCTTGCAGCATCGACAGAAGCACAAACAAAACTTTTAGAAGAGTCATATAAAAATGCATTTGCCGCAATTGGCGAATCAATGGTAACCGGGCAAGATGCATTAAAGCTTTTTGCGGAAGCAACAAAAGAAACGTTAGCCGGGATTGTTGATGCATTAGGGCAACGTATGTTAGCCGAAGCAGCGCTTAATCTAGCATTAGGTCCAGCATTTTGGCCACAGGCAGCACTCGCGGGGGCACAAGCGGCCATAGCCTTTACGGCAGCCGGAGCGATTCGAGCGATCCCAATGGCACAAGGCGGTGAAGGGACTGTTAATCAACCAACGCTATTTTTGGCTGGCGAAGCAGGCGCAGAAGATTTTAGTTTCACTCCAAAGAATAAGCAGCAAAATAAAAAATCTGGCAATACAGTGATTAATGTATATGGTTCAGTTGTTAGCGAACGATATTTAACACAGCTAGCAAGTTCTAGCGCTGATAGGGGTTATTAATGATAAAGAATGTATCGTCTGACTGGAAAAGTAATTTTATGAAGTTTGATAACGAACTTCGATTTTATATAGATCCTCGTGGATTAGAATATCCTCCAATCTCAGGAACTGCCGCATATGGAACATCAACGCAAAATGTTCCCGGAGAATTTCTTTTATCTTCGGCGATGACTTATTTGTGGGATTATGTAGCATCTTTTACCTTTGATGTATTATTACAACCTGCACACAAAGCAGGAACGACAACGGAAATAGTGTCGATTGAGGGTGGCGATACTTTGAAGCTACAATGGAATAGCGCGGGATACTATGAATTAACCGACGGTACGGTATCGGTCACTGGCGGATCATTGAGTACAGAAGTTAAACGCATAGGATTTTCTTTTACCTATGGCGGATCAATGAAGTTGTATATCAATGGATCATTAGTCGATTCTGATACTTCCGTTGCGCTGACAACTAAACCAACAAAATTAGTGATTAATGGTGACGCTGGAAATCTTATATCATTTGTTCGGATATTTCCGAGCTATGTAGCAACCGCGACCGATTTTTCAGATAACTTCAAAGACGTTGCATATGAGGAAATATTTTTCAAGTTTGATAAGACTTGTTATGGAAGGACTCGGTGTAATATTAACACGACAGGTAATCACGTCGTTACAAGTTTTTCGCTTGATAAAAAATCAGGGTATAAAGCTGCGCAATTATCTTTGTCATTAAATAATCTAGCTGGTCAGTTCTCTGACGATCAGTATGCTGCTTACGAACCACAGTCACAATCGTATAACGGGACTGTCGACCAGAAATATCTTACCGAACAGGTCGGCGTAGAAGTTGAAACATGGGGACCAAATGACGGTGCATTGTACCCTGATACTGCATTGTACCCATTTAACTCTTTGTATCCATATGGTTCAGTAAATTATTATGAGCCAATTTTTAAAGGTAAGACAGAGACAGGAGCTTTTAATCGATCAACACGACCAGGTGCTTTGTCTAGTTTGCAAATTACTGCTAATGATATGATAGCCGACCTTGCTAAGCGAGTCGTTCGAAAAACTAGAAATTGGGCAGGGTATTATTTGAGTCGAGCAACGCCTATAAATAATTCTGTGTTCCATGAGATAGCGTGGCTCGGGACGAAGCGAGAAGTTTACAATTACCTCACAAATTCAAGTTTTGAAAATACAACTATTGCGAATAGCTGGGATACGACAGGGACATTTGTCAGAGATACGACACAAGTTATTGCCGGAACCTATTGCGGTAAATTTTCTGGTACTGATCAAAATATAAGCCAGGAAGTAGATTTTACCGATTTATCAGCAGATGAATTATTTACTACAAGTTTTTACATATATTCATTAAGCGCAATAACTGGCGATTTGACATTGTCTGAATCAACCGGAGGAACGACGCATTCATCGACAACGTTGTCATGGACGCATTCAGGGCTAGGATGGGACAAAATTGTATGTCCGCATGTGATTACGGATAGCACATCAAATAGATTGAAAGTTACTTTATTATTTAACGGTACAGTGACAAATGTTCCTATAGATTGCGCGATGCTCACCTATGGTGAAGAGAAACACTGGTTTGTATTAAATTCAAACGACGGGACTTCTGGTCTTTCTTCGATAGGATCCGAAATGTCAGAAGATTATGAAATAATTCCAATCGATGCGGACAACGTAGCATATATCCATCCTTGGGCATGGATTGAGGAAGGCGAAAAGGTTTGGGATAATTTGAAAGAAATTGCCGACGCTGTTTTGGCTCGAAAGTTTTATATTGATTCTTCTGGCATACTAAGGCTTCGTTCTGCTTTTACCTCCGCGTTGCCTGCATCATCTGGAACCATAGATCATGTAAAAGCAGTAGCAACAATGCAGCAACCATTGACTGCAAATAAATTAAAAGTGCAAGGTGCTCAAATTGAGATACGCCCTAATATCCAAACCGTTTGGCAGGCTGTCGCGGCTGGTCTTGCTGTTGATTCGGGGACAAGAGGGAATGTGTTTAAGCGAACAATTGCAAATGGCGGGACATTCCCAGATCAGACAATTGATGGAGCCGCAGAATATGAAGCAACTTACGGAGAAGTTTTTGAGGAGAATAAATAATGTGGGATTTTATTTGTGGTGTAGCGGTTGGCGCATTTAATATTGTAACAGGAGCCCTTGCTGCTGTTGGGAATTGGTT